AGTGACCGGGCGGGCGCCTTTCCGCGCGCAAAATTCCCTTTTTGAACAACTCGCATTGATGCTGCTTGAAGGTGATTCTCATGGAAGGTGATTCTCATGGGTCGTAGGGCTAGACCCGTTGAACTACTCGTTTTGACCGGCAAGAAGCACCTAACCAAGAAGGAAGCCACAGCTCGTCGCCAAGCGGAGGGTGCTCTGCGCCCGCGTGGTTCGGGTAAGCGGCTGTACGCGCCTCGCTGGCTGAGCAAGGCGGCACAGAAGGAGTGGCGTAGGATCGTCTCACTCATGGCTGACCTCGGTGTTCTGACTGAGGCCGATATTAACACCCTCGCTGTCTACTGTGACGCGGCTGCGCGGTACGCCGAAGCTGCCAAGGCGGTTCAGGAGCAAGGTGCTGTTATCGAGACCGACCGAGGACCTCGGCAGAACCCAGCCGTCCTCGTGGCCGAAAAATACTGGCGCATCATGAACAAGGCGGCCGCTGCGTTAGGACTTGATCCGGCTTCCCGGGCGTCGCTGGCGGCGAAAGCGGCAGAGCATGACAAAGACGAGTTCGACAAACTCTTTGGTACCGAGTCGGGCCGGTGATGAGCCGTGGATCCGGTCACAAAGTACGCCCGTGATGTGCTGGAGGGGCAGATACTCGCGGGGTGGTTAGTGCGCTGTGCTTGCCAGAGACACCTTAACGACCTGGAGCGGAGCAAGCAAAAAGACTACCCCTGGATCTTCGATTCAACTCGTGCGGAACGGGTCTCTGCGTTCTACCGGTTTTGCAGACACGTTAAGGGCCCGCTCGCGGGGAAGCCGATTGAGCTTGAACCCTGGCAGAAGTTCGTTTTGGGCAGCATCTTCGGCTGGGTCGATCGGCGAACGGGCTATCGTCGGTACCGCAAGGCCTACGTCGAAGTGGCTGCCGGAAACGGTAAGAGTACGCTGCTCTCAGGTCTAGCGCTGTATATGCTTCTGGCGGATGGAGAAGAAGGTCCGGAAGTTTACGCTGCCGCGACGAAGGCCGAGCAGGCTAGGATAGTGTTCAACGCTGCGCGGCGCATGGCAATCCGATCGCCGGAGCTCCTGCGCCGACTGGAACCCGCGAAAGCACGGATAGAGTGTCCGCTCAACGGCGGTATCTTCAGGCCGCTCAGCAAGGACGACCAGCAGCGGGGTGACGGTCTGGCACCGCACCTGGCTATTGTGGACGAATACCACGCCCATGACACATCTGAGATATACGATGTTCTCTCGCAGTCGCTGCCGAAGCGGGCACAGCCGTTGCTCTTCGTGATTACGACCGCTGGCTATGACTTAGCTGTCCCGTGCTATGCCGAACACCAGTACGCCGCCAAGATACTGTTAGGCGAGGTTGAGAACGACGAATACTTTGCATACATTGCTCAGCTTGACGAAGATGACAATCCGCAGGACGAAGCAGTTTGGATCAAGGCGAATCCGCTAGTTGCAGCTACGGACTGGGGTCTCCGCCAGCTACGTGCTGCACTGAAAGAGGCTCTCGAAGACCCGCGCAAGATGCGCAACTTTCTCGTCAAGAACATGAACATGTGGTTAGACCAGCGAGAAGAAGGATACATGCCGCTAGAAAAATGGAAAGCATGTGCGGCCAATGCCGACAATCCAATGCCCGACTTGGAAGGCCGCGCTTGTTACATCGGAGTAGACCTTTCGGCCAAAATCGACCTGACCTCGGTAGCAGTAGAGTTTCCGCTAGGGGACGGGCGGTTTGCTGTGCTCTCACATTCGTTTATCCCCGCGGACCGGCTTGCAGAGCGTCGGAAGACCGACAAGCAACCGTACGATTCGTGGGCGCGGCTGGGATGGTTGACCGTCATCCCTGGAGCGGTTGTGGATCAACAGGCGATCATCGACTGGATTGAGGCCCAGGTTGCCGAGCACGGTTGGAAAGTGCGTGAAATATGCGTTGACCCTTGGAACGCTACGCAGTTCGCTATTGAGTTGCAAAAGCGAGGCTATACGGTGGTGGAGATCACCCAAGGCATTCGAACACTTTCGCTGCCGACAAAGGACCTGCGGGAGCGGGTGCTGAAGGGCCAGGTAATCCATGACGGCAGCCCGGTTCTGACCTGGGCCATGGGCAACGCAATCGAGCGTTCGGACCACAACGGAAACATCATGCTGGACAAGCAGAAGTCCAGGGAGCGCATCGACCCTGTGGCAGCATTGATGAACGCACACGCGAGGGCGATGCACCACGAAATGGGGAATGCCTATGATCCGAACAGATATGCGACAGAAGACATTCTTTCAAAGATTTGGGGATAGGGTCCGGGGCTGGTTTCGGCCTCGGAACCAGACTACGACTATCACCTCTGCCGGACTAAATGATCCCCAGTTGCTTGAGTGGTTGGGCATCGATCCGGACGAAATTAACGTTCGCGGCGAAAAAGGTCTTCGCGAGGCTACGGTGTTCGCATGCGTGAAGATACTCTCGGAAGCAGTAGCAAAATTGCCACTTAAGGTTTACCGGGAGGGGCCGCGAGGAGCCGAAAAAGCTAGCGACCACCATCTTTATCCGTTGGTCAAGATCAGGCCGAATCCATACATGACTGCGTACGACATGTTCAAGGCGGTCGAAGCGCAACGCAACCTGCATGGCAATGCGTATATCGTGCCCGAGGTTGTACAGTCGGGCCCTGATCGTGGCCGGATCCGCTGGTTGTGGCCAGTAGACGCTAAGGCGGTCGAGATCTGGGTCGATAATCGGGGCCTTTTTGAGGCGAAAAACCACGTTTGGTATGTAATCCGAGTCGGTGGGGAAGAGGTCCGACTACGGTCAGATGAGGTAATTCATCTGAAGGCCATGAGCCTTGACGGCGTGGTTGGAGTTAGCCCGCTGCAATACCTGAAGTGGCTCGTGGAATCTGGCGCGGCTGGCACTCGTCATATCCGAGATTTCTTTAAGCAAGGTCTTCAGGTTAAGGGAATTGTACACTACACCGGTGACCTGAACGAAGAGGCTGAGCGTCGGTTTCGCGAGAGGTTCGAGCGCATGGCTGCTGGGCTGAAGTCGGCGCACCGCGTGGCCTTGTTGCCCATCGGCTATCAGTTCCAACCTCTTGAACTGTCCATGACTGACGCACAGTTTCTAGAGACTGCACAGCTCACCGCCCGGCAAATCGCGAATGCTTTTGGTGTCAAAATGCATCAGTTGAACGATCTGAGCCGAGCTACGCACACGAACGTAACCGAGCAGCAGAAAGCATTCTACCAGGACACACTCCAAGCCATCTTAACTCAGTACGAGCAGGAGCTTACGTACAAGCTTTTCACCCCGAGCGAGATTGAGCAGGGTTACTACCTGAAGTTCGTAGTCGACAGTATTTTGCGCTCGGATATCAAGACGCGCTATGAAGCCTACCGCGTAGGCATTCAAGGTGGATTTTTGAAGCCGAACGAGGTTCGAGCTTGGGAGGAGCTGCCGGCGGAACCGGGGGGTGATGTATTGCTCGTGAATAAAGCCATGCAGCCGCTGACAAGTGTCGTACCTGCACGCGGAGACGGGGGTGAAGGTCTTGAAGAATAAGACATTCTGGAAGTGCAGACTGGCAGCGGACATCGGCAAGAAAGCCGGTGAACTGCTTATATACGGACCGATTGGCGACCAGACTTGGTTTGGCGACGAGGTGTCTCCGAAACAGTTCCGTGAAGATTTGCAGGCTTTGGGCGACATCGAGGAGTTGCGGGTTTATATCAACTCGCCTGGGGGAGACTTCTTCGCTGGCAACGCGATTTACTCCATTCTGAAGCGTCATAACGCGCTCAAGGTAGTGTACGTAGACGGCCTTGCTGCCTCAGCAGCGTCTCTCGTTGCGATGGCTGGGGACCTCATCATTATGCCTTCCAACGCTCTCATGATGATACACAACCCCTGGGCGGTTGTGACCGGAGATGCGAATGTGCTCCGCAAGGTTGCTGACGACTTAGATCTCATCAGAGAGAGCATGATCGCAGTTTACTCGGGCCGCACAAAGCAG